TATCTGATTAGGCGATAGCACCATTGATACCAACGATTGGCAAGTACATCTTGTCTGCACTGTCAATCATGTAAGCCATATCCAAACGACGTAGACCGAATACAGCCACTTGGTCGTTAAGAGCATAAAGCTCGTTCAATTTCTTAACACGCATTCCCTTAACTGTACGAAGAGTAAATGCAGCATCCAATTGACCGAAGATGATAGCTGGAACAGATTGTTCTGCAGTAGCAGTACCTGTTGAAGCAACGCCGTTCAATTCTGGCATGTGGTCATTAAGAACGATTTCGTAACCACGGAAAGTAGGTACACCACCACGTGAGAAATCTGGTACGATCAAAGAACGTCCGTCTTGGTCGCTGATCGCTTGCAATTGCAAGTAAGTGTTAGTGTGCATGAAGAATTTACCACCAGCACGGTAAGCAGCATCAACAGCATAGATAGTATCTTGTTCCAATTGGAATAGATCGATATCTTTCTTAAATGAAGCAGCATCCTCGCCACCGAATTCAGCAGCCAACTTAGTTACAACACCGTCGAAACCGTGAGTACCAGCAACACCATTAACGATCATCCAGTCCAAGCTACGCTCAGCTCTTTCCATCAACGTCTTCATAACGTAACCTTCAATGTCGAAGTCACTATCTTCAAGAATTTCGTAAGACATACGAACTTCACCTGTAGTGTACTTGCGAGCGTTCAATTCAACCTCACGGAATTTGATACCGTTAGCAGAACCAACTGCAGCAGCTTCAGAGATCAAGCTAAGACCACCACCAGTAGCATCGCCTTCGATGTTATCAGCGTAAGTAAACATTGGTACACGGATAGTGTTAGCACGTGAAGTTTCCAATGATTTTACGTAGTTAGCCAAACTGTTTTTAGAGCGAGTATCTTCTACCAACTGTGCCCATTCGTCCAATACTGTGTAACCTAGATCAGCAGCGCCGTTCATTGGTTCACCTTGGTTAGAACCTACTGCCAATGCAGCACGCTCTTCTGTGTTTAGACCGTTCCATCCTTTAGTGATGTAAGAACGGAATAGAGTTTTCTTGTCCATTTCGTTTTTTGTTTCGATTTGATTTGTAATTACTTCTTGAGAGCGAACCTCTTCTACAACAGGCTCTTCTTTAATTTCTGGAGTGTTTTCCATCGCCTCCAAAACTGCGATGTTAGAACGTACTTCTTCTTCTGAAGCTTTCAATGTTTCGAATGATTCAACTTCTTCAGCAGTAAGCTTACGCTCTTCTCCTTTAGCAGTTTCGATCATACCTTCCATTTGAGCCAAGATCTCGGCACGTTCCTCGTTTAATCCTTTTAAGTTCATCTTACTTAGATTTTAGGGAGTTAACAAAATTTGAGTATTCCTCGAGCATATTATTTCTTTCTTCCAATTCCTTTTTAGCGGCCTCTAGTTCTGCTGCTGCTTCTGCCTTTACTTGATCTAAAGTGCGTAGTGCAATTTTAGCATCGTTGTAAGCTGGCAAGGATACGATTGACACCTCGAATAGGCTATCAACCTGTGTAATGGTTCTCTCGTAGATTCCATCTTCGCGTTCATCCCATTTATCATCACGTACTGTGAATGCAAATGAGTTCTCCTGGATATCACCACGTTTGATCAAGACAGATAAGTCACGACCAAGTGTAGTATCAGGGAGATTGATCTTATATTTAAGACCACGCTCATCGACAGAAAGTTCAAGAGTACCAGCGGACTCACGTCCTAGTACTTTTTCCCAGTTGTGATCTACCAAAGCACGAACGTCTCTCTGACCGAGTACACCTTCGAAAGCTTGTGGGTCGATTCGTTCAATGAATCCGCCAAGATCATTAGACCAGCTGTTAAATACAGCAGCATAGCCTTCAACGATCATTGGGTCTTCGTTATGAACTCTCTCTAGACCAACCAGGGATCTTTTTTCAAAATCCTGCATAATTATTCTTCGTTTGAGTTAGACTGATTTTCTTCACTGTCAGTATCTGCCTCAATTGGTTGATTGATTGCGTTGTCGAGTGTAGCAAGGTTAACCTGTACAAAGGTAACATCACCATTCTCTACTGGGTTCATACCCTCATTACTTCTAATCTCGTTTGGCGTAATAGCACCAAGATTAAATAGTGTATTGTAGTAAGCAGCACGATCTGCGGCCGTTGCTCTTAAATAATTACGCGTATCGAAGTCAACATAAGTATTCTTCTTCTCACGCTCTTTCAAAAGCTTGCGACAGATTTCTGCCTCGATCTTAGTTAACCAAGGACCTAACGTGTACTGCAAAAACTCTCTTGACTGTTGCTCGATGTTGTTATTAGTAGAGCGTTCCAAATCACCAATTAGGTGTGGAGGTACTCCGAACAAACGAGCGATGTCGCCAACACTATATTTGTTGGTCTCGATCAATTGAGCTTGTTGAGGTGTTAGAGATCTTTGTTTAAACTCTAAGTTAGAAGGAAGAACTGGAGTCTTGTTAGCTTTCTTGGTTCCACCGTATGTGCCAGACCAAGCGTTGGCAATGGATTGAATTTGCTCCTTCTTAAGAGGAGAAGATGCCTGAAGATAGCCAGCGAAGTGGGCTCCGTTCTTTAAAAAGTTTACCTGGTAGGTTTTAGCCTCCAAGTCAGTAGCTACTACGTCTTCACCAAAGTACAATGGCGAGATGCCAATTACTCCGTCTAACGAGTGAGCTTTAATATGTAAAATATCGTCTGCTGAATAGACGATAGGTTTAGCAATTTGGCCTTGTTTAACTGGTGGCATGTAAGTGTATTTGACCTTGTCAATACCTTCACGCATAATAGTCATTGACTCACCAGGTAAGCGGTATAGTGCTACAGGATTCATTCTCTTGTCCTTCTTGATCACGGCATAAAAATTACCCGCCAACAAAAGGTCAGACATCATTAGCTCCTTAAACTCTACAGGAGTTTGTAGAGAATTAGGAGCAATGTTCATCAGTGTATGTACAGAGTGTGTAGTGTCAGTGTTGTATACTGAACCGTCATATTTCTTCACGTTAAGAGGAAGTGAAGCAACGGCTTGAGAAAGCAATCTTACAGATGCGTAGACTGCTGTTGATTTAAGTGCTTGCTCTGGACGTAGTTTTTTACCAACGTATTCGTCATCAAACGAGTAAGCCTTTTCCTTGTATGCAGCTATGGCCTCCTGGTCGGTCACCGGCGTGGTGCTAATAAAGCGTTGTGCTAAATTATCGAAAAGTCCCATAGTTATCAATTGATTATATTACTATAACGCGTGTGAGGGCCAGATATGAAAATGAATCTATAAAGTATAGATCTCGAACGTTCCATCTTCCAGCTCTTCTCTGTTTGCTTCAATATAGGCAAAGCAGTTTACTGTTGCAGCAATACTATCAATCTTGTGTGCAGTCTTAGATTTGTCAATACGAATATTCGCGCTTGCATCTTCGTAGACTACAACGTTACCAGCTTGCCAAGTGTACAAGCTATTAGGTTCAAATTTAAATCGTTTGTCGTAGATCGCACCTTGCATTTGTTTTGTTGGGTACGATAGCGACTGGATGCTCTGTTTGATCATTTCTACAGGCACCCCAGAATTGTACAGATCAGTAGCCATGGCGCCGCCGTTCCATGGGTCAATTGCAACTGCACGTACATTAAAATCTTCGCAAATGTCATATATACGTTTTTTGATAAATGATTGGTCGGTAAAGTTACCCGGAGTAGTCTCCAAGAATCCTAACTCGATCCATTTTCTATAGTCGACATTGTCACGCTTACTGTTCTCGTCGACAAGGTCTTTAGGTAACCAAGCGTAAGGTAGTACGTAGAAAGTTTCGTCTGGCGTACCGAGGTTTTCCCAGAACGTAACAGTCACTGCAGTAATATCTCGTGTGTTGGCCAAATCGACTCCGACCACACAGTCCATACCCTTAAACTTGTCCTTAATTTTTTCTTCAGTTTCACCAAGCTTGAAGATGCTCATGTCGAGCCAAGCTGATGCGGCATTAACCCATTTCCCTAAGTGCAATACTCTAAACGCAAATCGCTCACTAGGGTTTTGCCTAGCGTTTTCGGCTGCGTTGATCAAATATTCCTGTAGCGTCGGAGAGTGCTCCCATCTTGGGTTTGCCTTTATTAATTGCTCTACACTAAACTCATCCCAGTCCTCAGGATCTACACCAACTGGAGGTTGGTAGTCTGCCTCGAAGATCATGGTAAAGAATTCATCGTTGTCGATCTCACGTGCCTCTACCTTTTTAGCATACAAGTAGTAATCGTAGCCAGGCTTGGACACGTCGTAACCAGGAGTAGAAATAGAAATCATAAGACGGTTAGATCTGGTAACCATACCCGTTTTCATAACCTCAGGAACTTCCCAATCATCATAGGTGTGCGTTTCATCAAGTATCACAAACGACGGGTTCATACCGTGAAGTGCATCAGGGTTAGCTGATAGTGACTTGAATCGAGAATTAGTTTTATCACACACAAGCTCGAACTTATATGGACGAATATACTTCTTTAGATCTTGGTGTTGGAATACCATTGTCTTGGTAATATCGAGACCGATTGCTGCCTGTGCTGCAGTGCTCGCCAAGATATATGCCTCAGTCTGTTTCTCTGTGATCATATGGTAAAGTACGAGTGCAGAACTCAAACTGGTTTTACCAAATTTACGACCACCTTGGATATAGACCTCGCGATACTTTCTATTGTCATCCTTTTGTCTTCTCCAGCCGTAAATGTTACCGAGCATTTCCTTCTGCCATGGATCTAGCATCAGCGGCTTACCACTGTGCTCAGCGTCCTTAGTGATCGTCGCGAATCTTTGTATAAATGCGGAGACGCGCTTGGCCTCTAGATCGGAGAAGTAGAATTTATCAAAATCGATATGTCGAGTCACAGCATGGTCATAAGCGTACGGAGGTAACTCCGCAAGCTTGTCTTCCCATTTCTCTATGTACTGGCTGTCCGTCAACATGCTTATTTAGTTTTCTTTTGTTTGCGCTTCGGCGCGTTATTTGTCCAGTCTTTCCAGGCCTCATGTTTAGATCTTACACGAGCGATCACAGAATAAGCTGGAATGTTATATAGTAACCCAGCCTCACGTGCTGAATCGAATTTCTTGCCTTTAATGTAAATCTTCATGTCTATATATCTAAAAAGTCTTCAATAGTATTCTGGCGTTTCTTAGTACCTCCGTTGAGGTCAGGAATAATTAAGCCTTGAAGTGATGCACGAGATTTTGGACTCATGTGCATTTCACGAAGCAAGACTAATACCTCCTTTTGGAGATTGATCATTTCCTTATATAATACAGAAGGGCGTGTAAGAATGTCACCACGCGAATCATACTCTTCAACAACTGGTCTACCTTCTTGTTCCCATTGCTTCTTTACCCTAAGATAAAGCGCATAAGTATCTGCTAGCATCTTAAGAGATACTAGATCCAGTTCTGAAAGCTGTCCGTGATTTGCTAAAACAGTACCAAAGTCATCATATAACTTCAGTTCGTCGACCGATTTGGTCACTCTAGGTACAGAGTTTTGTGCTATTTTTCCTTGATTTTCACTCATTTTCAACCTTATTATTGGGCGGGTTTGGCCCTAATTTGAACTTCCCGTTTGATTGGAAATGGCTTATTTTCGCCAATAAACAGAGTGTCGCAAGTGTGTTTTAGATAGAAACTTTGGGGAGGAGTCGGTGCGAAACGGACTCACAAACCCCCTGATTTCTAATGCGTTAGGGACCATAAGCGTGTACGCTAGGTGTCGATACCAGTGAATCCCTATATTACTATAACGCGTAAGTAGGCCAAATACGCAAATACTGGGTAAAAAGTACCAGTAAACGCAAAATCTCCCCCGAGGAATTGTAACCCATTACAAAAAAACGGAGG